TCATCATATACGTCCTCTATCAAGTCTGTAATGTGCTGTCCAGACCATTGCCCTTGTCTTAAATTTTCTAAAGTATCAAACTTTTGCATACATAGATTGTACGCACTATTTATTAGATTTTCCACCTTCAACGACTTTTAATTTTAAGATTTTTGCCTTGTTTTGAATAGATTTTTTGTGATGTATTCTCCATATAAAGTGTATATCAGTTAAAAACTGTTGGTCAAATTGTTTATAACCAAATTTATAGCCCGTATATAACTGAAACATAGTTCCTGCAACTAATGAATAGTCCTCAATGTTCAATTTTCTTGATAAAATCATTAAAGATTTGTGCAAATTGTTCATTTGTTGTTTTTTTGTCATAAAAATTGTTAGTTTATAGTTCTGTTTATTGGTAATGGTTTTATTTTTTTATTTTCTTTTATTACATGCTTTAACAAATCACTAAAATCTGCATCTTCAAGCACTCCCCGATACAACCTAAAACCTTGGCTAATGAGTGTAGATGCGACAAGCTGTGGATCATCATACTTTTTTAATAAATCCATTACAATTTTATACATTTCTTCATAAATTTGAAGAAGTTTAGCTTGTTCCATGATGTTTAACTTTTTATTTGCCATTGTTTAAGTAAAAAATATAAATAACTAAGCATATAATGATTACAAAAAGTGAATGAACTAAACCTAAATCAAAAAAAGTTTCAATCATTTTTGTAAAACTCCTTTTCCCAACGTTTATGTCTAAAATAAGGTACCCATACATAAGGAAATAGTAATGACAATTTTAATATTGCCCAATTAATAAATTTCCAAGGTTGTGGCAATGGTCGCATTATGTCCATAAACAAAACAGCTCTAAGTTTATCTGTACCATTTACGGCAACATGTTCATAGGTATCATCAAACAAAACTGTTTTACCCTCTTTCCAATAATATTTTTCACCACCATTAATTAACATACATTTAGTTTCATCGGGAATGATTAAACCAAGGTGCATACGTAAAACTCCAGACCAAGGGCCCTCGTGTGGATTTAACATTTTATGTGGCCCAAGAACAGATATGTAAGTTGAAATAACTTCTTTGTGTTTGTTTATAATCTCCATTGTTTTGGGAGCAAGTTTTTGATTTTTTTTAAAATTAATGTTTGCAGCTTTAAAGAAAAACAATCTCCACTTATCATCATTAGAAATATAAACTTGATCCGGAGAAATTAGTTGAAATGGAGTTAAATCATCATATCGTTTTAAAATATCTTCAGCCTCTTTTTTTATAATACTAAAATTTTCTTCTAATTCTTTTGCAACAGGAAATATATAAGGGTCAAAAAACTTGTTATCTCCAACTAAACAATGTTTGCGAAATTTCTTTTTTAAAAGTTTTTCAATAAACAAAGTACTAATTTGAAATTCCATGGCCTAAATCTTTTTATACTTACCTTTTAATAAATTTTTTTTAAATTGTGTTATAGATATATTTAATTTTTTAGCTTGGAACTCACAATAATCATGCAACAATTTACCTATCATTGCATTTGGCGCTCTATACTTTATGTCACAAAAACCTACGAGCAATTTGTAATCTGATATTTTTATTGCAACACTTTTCCATTTACTAGTATCCATTTTATTCTCCTATTATGATTTAAATCTATAAGTTGAGTTGTTTACACTGTCAACTGCAAAAAATCAAGGATTAAAGCCATTTTTTTAATGCTTGTAATCTATACAATTAATGTGATAAGATAAGCCTATGAGGTCTTATCGCTTCACCATTCGGTTTGCAGGTCAAAGAATTTCTCATGACCTTAAGGCTACCAATGACGATGAAGCGAGTAAAAATCTCATTAACGAACTGAAAGCTGGTAAAGGAACTTGGGTAAAAGAAATTACCTATACTCCTAGCAAGATGTTCATAACATATGAGGAACTAAATGGTGCTTCAAACTGAAGAAACAATAATTGCTCAAAAGATGAAATTGGAATCTAAATGGAATTTCCAATACTTAGAGCAAGGTCAAGTAACTCTAGATATGTTGCAAATTGAATATGAGCTTAAAAAGTTAAAAGCTAGATTAATTGAACTTGCAGCAAAAAAAGCTTGGTCAGAAGTAAATACGACTGAAGAAGAAATTGAGAGAATAGACTCAATTGCTAGTTAAATTATAAAAACTTAAAGTTTTATTTATTAAGTTTTTAGCGCATACCTTTGTCGTGCAAAAATCTTTTGCATGTTGTAGTACAAATTTCCTCATTTCTAAAATTTCTAAATTATCTTTCAATAACTTTATGTCCTCTTTATTATCTAAAACGTAATTATATTTTTTATAAATTTCAATTAATTTTTCTTTTGGTAAATTTACACAGCAGTTTTTAGGGCATTTTTCTAAATTAGGTATTAATGGTATACATCCCTGACCCATCATTTCATAAAACCTATAACTATCCCACTGAGGTTTTGTACCTCTTGGATAAACATCTATTGCGCCATAAGCTAGACCAAAAATTGAATTAGCATACATATTTAAATAATCTTTATCATTGTTATAAATATAAGTGTCTTCTTGATATGGAATTAAAGGTGCTAGTACATGTTGTGGATTTAAATTAATTTCTTTAACGCATTTTTCTTCAGGTATTGAAAATGGATATGGAAACAAATTTTTAACTTCTGTTAGCTCAACTGGTAATTCTCTTTTAAAATATATCCATTTATTAAATAAACGAGCATCTAAAAAAGTATCATCTTCTCCATCTATCATAACTACAGGGCACTTTATAAATTTAATAGCATTTAAAATTTTAGGAAAGCTTCTTCTTATACTGGCATAAATTACAATATTAAAAAAATTCTCTTTAATTTTATTTTCTATATTTGTTCTATCAATTAAATTAAAATCCTTTAAAAGATAATATAGTGTAAATCCCTTACCGTGCATAATTGGTTTTGGACTTTGTTCCGGAGCGTCTTGATACATAAAATTAATAGGAGGGTAATCAACCACTGTATTACCGTATAAACTTCTTAACCCGTGCAGTAAGCAGTCTTGAGCATAATCACTACCTTGATTATTACCTATAACTAAAATATTCATTACTTGTTTTTTAGTTCAGTATAAGCTGTCCAACCAATTAAATTTAATGTCAAATTATTTTTTTGTATAAAATTATCAACAGCTTTTTTTAAACCAATGTGTGGACTTAAATAATCATCAAAGGCCATAATGCCTGTTTTTTTCATTTTAGGATACCAAGAGTCTATGTCTGCTTTTACAGAATCATAGTCATGAGCTCCATCTATGTATATAACATCAACTGATTCGTTATTAAATTTTTTAGATACTTCAACTGAAGTGCTTTTGTAATACTTAATTTTATCTTTTATAGGCTCTATATTTTTTAAGAATTCATTAAATAAATTATTACCATCTATGTTAAAAGATTGGTAAAAATTTGATGTTTCAGGATGTGATAAAAATGGGTCTACAGTATGAAACTCATAATTTTTATTTTGATTTAAACTTTCACAATATATATAAGCTATACTTTTACCTATAAAAGAACCAATTTCTACCCATGTGCCACTAATAGGTGATTTACTTAAAACAGTATTAAAAAGTTCTTGATGGCTATGGTTAAAAAACCCATGAATATTTTCATAAAAATGTTTCATCTTTTTAATCCTTCTTGTAATAAATGCAAACAACTCTCGGTATGTCGTTGCATTGGAGGTTTAAATAAAAAACTAAAATCATTAGGAGGCGTTCCTGCTGAGTGTAATTTCCACACGTTTACATTTAAATTTGATAAAAAACTTAACTCAGCATCATTCTTTGCTTTATAAAAGAGACTAGCATCAGCTAGTTTGCCTTTTGTTAAAATTCTAAATCTATGTGCTCCGTTTCTTAAAACATTATCTTTATCTAAAACCATTGGACATAGTAATCCATTTTTTTCCATATCATACCTAATACTAACTTTAAAATCATGATGTACACCGTGCACTGATTTTACTTGATCAAAATAAATTATTTCTAACCTTGTTGGAAACAATTGATATAAAGGATGTGCGATTGTTCTTAATGACTGATCTCTTGTTTTAAGAAGCTTGTCCAAAGTCATCTCCAATACTTATATCAACAACGCTAGGTACTTTAAATTCCATACAGTTTTCCATAATATGTTTAATTTTAATATCATCTCCCTCTTTTACATTAAAACATAACTCATCATGAATTTGTAATATTGGTAAATAACCCTCTTCATAACAACTTACAATAGCTTGCTTAGTTTGATCTGCTGCAGACCCTTGAATTAATCTATTTAAAGCTTTATAAGTAAAAGCACGCTTAATGCCGTCCTTACCATATTTTGCAACAGCGTTTTCAAATGTTTCAGCGCTATGTAAACCAAAATCTCTTGTCTCCCATAAATCAAATCTACATTTTCTACCTTTTTTAGTTCTTATTACTCCTTCTTCATTGGCTTTTTTCATACATCTATCTGATAAAAGTTTTACAAATGGAACTTTACGATTGTATTTAGATATTAATATTTCTGCTTCTTCTTTTGATAAGCCGAGAGAAAGAGCTAATTTGTTTTTACCCATACCATACATTAAACCAAGTCCAATAGTTTTTGCTTGTGATCTTTCTATACCAACTAGTTCAGCAACTGTTTGATGAAAGTCTGCCGATGCATTTTCATATGCTTTAACAAGTTCTTGAGAACCCTCATAACCCTCGCCAATAGATGCAGCATAATGAACAACCATTCTTGGTTCTTGTTGAGAATAATCAAATGAACCCCACTTATTACCTTCTTCTGGTAAGAATAGACCTCTAATCTTTTTAGCAAATTCTTTATTACGGGCCGGAAGCTGTTGTAAGTTAGGGTTAGACATAGATAGACGACCAGATACTGTGCCACCATTATCAGATCTTAATTGATTTATCTCTGCATGAACCCTACCTTTATGTTCATACTTTAATATACTTGCAAGAAATGTATTGTGAAATTTATTAATTTCTCTAGCCTGTACTATTAATTGTGAGATTTCATATTTAGAATTATGTAGCCAGTTTTGTGTAAATGAAGGCTCTCCTGTCTTTTCAGTTCTAGGATAAACGATTTTTAATTTATCATAGGCTTCCCCTATTTGTCTTGCAGCCCAGATATCTATATCTTTACCAATAAGTTTATTAATTTTTTGTAATATAACTTTTTCTTGTGCAGCAAAGTCTATAGTTAATTTATTTGCTTTCTCAACATCAACCAAAATGCCTCTTTGGCGCATTTTAATAAGAATAGGTAATAAATCAGATTCTAATTTCCAAGGAGAAGTTAAACTTTGTTTATTAATTTCATGTTTAAAACGTTGCCACAGCAGGTACGTGAGCCGTGCATCTTGTTCAGCGTAAAACCCAACATGCTCTGCAGGTAGTTTCCACATCTCAGCTTTAGGGTCTACACCATGGTCTTTTGCAGCTTCTATTAAATCTGTTTCTGCTTTAATCTCTCCTAAATATTCAAATGCTAAATTGTTTAATGAATATGATCTTCTGTTCTCATCAATCAAGGCTGCTGCAATCATAGTGTCTACAATCTCGCCATTAACTTTCATACCCATAGCTTGTAACCAACCTAAATCGTATTGAGCATTATGGAATATTTTTGTGTTAGGTAATGCACAAACAGATTTAATATATTTTAAAACTTGTTCAGCAATCATATTACCACCGCCCCAATGTTTAAATGGGTAGTAACCTTGCCAACCATCTACGGCTACAGCAAATCCTATAACTTCTCCATTGTTAGTTGCCCAACCAGCACCTAATCCATTTGTTATACCCTCGTCTCTTGTTTCTAAGTCAATCGCTATTTCAGGATATCCAGATAAATCTTTATACTCACTGGGACATGACCAGATACTTTTCTTAAATGTCATTGATAGTTGTAAACTAGTCATTGTAATCTCTTTCTATTATCATTTGTATGTAGTGAATTGCTTTAAGCAAATCTTCTTTTTTTCCTTTATCTTGGTGACGACATATATACTTGATTGCATTACCTTCTGCAAACAATATTTTATTGTCATTAATAAACTTTGAAGGTTGAATAACATACTTCTTATAATGTGCTCCACCCACTTGTTTAAAAAATACTTTATTGCTCATTTTTTCTCCTGTAAGTAAACTAAGTAATCTTTGCCAACAGGATAGTTATAGTGATA